TGTGCGTTCCTTAGCCGCTGGCGCTCACGAGGGCGCTCAGGGCATCAAGTGAGTTGGGGTTCGACCGCAGGCGCTCGACCGCGCGCTTCTGGCGGACGGCCTGCTGGTTGGTCGGATTGGCCGCGCCGGGGCGAACCTGGGCGGCGGGCGGCGTTGCCGGGGCCTTTTGCCCCTTGGTCGCCTTCAACTTGTCGAACAACATGGCCTTGCGGGCGACGAGCACCGCACGGTGATCGACAAGCTCGTTCAGTTCCTCGGTCTGGTAGCCGAGACCGCGCAGGTAGCTCTCAATCTCGCGGGCTTCCGACTGCGCGCGCTTGGGGTCGCGCCACTCGGGCAGCTTGTCGGCGAGGATGCGCTGCTGTTCCTGTGCGTATGCCGCCATCTGCTGGGCCTGCTCCTGCACCGCCTGCTGCTGCAGGGCGAGGCGCTGCTGGATGGCCGTGCGGATCATGTGCTGCTTCGCTTCGAGGTGCTCCTTGGCCCGCAAATAGGCCTTGGGGTCACTGTCGAGAAGCTGGTTCAGGCGGGCCTGATCGACCCCGAGAAGCTCCTGATGAAGCGAGCCGATCAGCACGTCGAGCACGTTGGCGCGTTCTTCGCGCTCGGCTGCGACCTGCTGTCGAATCTCCTCCACCTGACGGCGCTGCGCGGCGACTTCTTCGGTCTTGCGGGTGTAGTCGCGCTGGCGCATGTAGCCAGAGACGACCTCATCCTCGTCAAGCTCCTCGTCGCCGACCTTCAGCTTCCGCTTTCCGGTTGGCTTTTCCTCGGGTTCATCGTCCTCGCCTTCGACTTCGGACTCGTCGTCCTCCGTCTCGTCGATCTCCTCGCCTTCCTCGCCTTCGTCGCCGTCCTCGAAACCGTTGGCGGCGATGTCGTCGATGCTGAGGTCGTCCGCGCCGTGGCCGGCGTTCTCGGACGGGTCTGATGCGAGCTGGTCGGTGCCTTGGCTCATGGTTGGAACTCCAGAAACGCGAAAGCCCCGCACTGGCGGGGCCTTCTTGGTGCCGATGGAATCGGGGTTACAGCGTCAGCCGGCGTCCATCGGTGAGCCGGACGGCGAACTCGGGGCCACGCGCCACGGGGGCGCTGTAGCGGTTGGTCACGTACAGGTCGGGCGCGTCGTCGCCGGGGTACTCGACGAGCGTCACGACGCCCTCGACGGCGTTCAGTCGGTCAGCCGCCCGCGCCCAGCCAGCCGCTTCGCGAGGCTCGCCTTGGCGATCTTCCCGGTGTTCACCACCGACTCGATCTGCACTCGGAGCCGCTGGTTCAGCAGCAGCATCAGGTGGAGCTTTGCCAGCCCCTCGGCGTCGCGTACCGGACATTTCTTGATCTCCTCGATGCACTGGCGCTCGATCACGTCGAACGCCTCGATCAGCAGCGGGTTTTCGAGAAGCCGCTGCGCTTCGTCGCCCCGCTGGGCGTGTTCCTCATTCGTCACTACAGCCTCGTCCCGCTGCTTCGCTCAGCAATCGCCTTGACCTGTTCAGCCAAGGCCTGCACGGCCTCGATCACGGGCGCGATGCGCTGGTCTGCGGCAGCGCCGGCAATCTGATCGCCAAGGCCAACAGGGAGCCCCAGCTTGGCCGCCTCGATCCGCTCGCGGCTCTGGATTTCGGCCAGCTTGATCGCCCGGTCCGTCTCCAGCTTCTCGCGCTCGATCTGCAACCAGACCACGTTTTCCTTCGCCTCGCGGTCGGCCGACGCCTGCGCCTTGATGTGTTCCACCTGCACCAGCGCCTGCGACTGCACCAGCGCGTCGGGCGACGGCTCGGGCGGCGCGTCCTGCTCGGGCGGCTGCTCCTCGGGCGGCGGCGGCGCGGTGAAGAACTGCCCCGCATCGCGGAAGCCGTTCGCCTCCACGAAGCGCGCGAGGGCGTTGTAGGCGTTCGTCGGCGTCACCAGCCCCGGCAGCAGGGCGGCGGCCTTCTCCTGCAGCGCCATCACCGCCTGCAGGCCGGCGAGCTGCACGCCGCGCGACATGGAGCCCATGCCGACGGCGACGCTCAGGCGGTAGCGGGTATGCCACTCGCGCGGGTCAAGGCGCAGCCACCGGCCATTGACCCGGAGCTGCATTTCGCGGTCCTGGTACTGGCAGAGCGCCTTCAGGATCAGTCGGTACGTGCGCTTAAAGCCCGTCTCGGCCAGCACGCGGGCCATGAGTTCCACGCGCTGCATGGCGGACGCCATCATGTCCTGCGCGCCCTCAGACCCGATCTTCGTGTCGCGGAGCGCCCCAGCGCCGAGGCCCTGGTTGAACTCCGACACGCCAGTACGGGCGTCGCGCACCTTGTCGATGTAGGCGATCAGGCCGAGGCCCTCCGCGCCGATGTTCGGCACCGTCAGGTCGCGGACGCCGTTGATGTCGTTCGTCTCGACGTGGCTGCCCGGCGACGGGTTCAGCAGGGCGTCGATGTCCACGCCGGCACCGCGCGCAACGAGGCGCTGCGGGTTGTTGGCCAGATAGGCGTTGTCCAGCACCTGCCGCGTGAGGGCGGTCTTGATGCGGACGATGTCCTTCAGCAGGTCGTGCAGGCTCAGGCCGATGACGCGGAACGGCATCAGGATCGGCGAGAACAGCGCGAAGGGGTGGTCGTCCGTCACCTCGTTCACCAGGATCGTCGAGCCTGACTTCATCACGTGCCGGTACTCGGCAACGCCGTCGCCGTCCACGTCGGCGCGAATCCAGCAATCGACGATCTCGATCTTCCGCTGGCTGTCGTCGCCTTCCTCGGCGGTCGTCGGGTCCCAGCCCTCGCGGCGGTGGCGCTCGGCGCGCTCGCCCGTGCGGTCGGTGCCCAGCGTCGGCAGCGTCTCGACCAGCTCGGGGTCGAAGCCCATCGAGATCAGGTCGGAAGCGGTGACGCTCGACGGCTCGTGCGCGATGAAGCGGGGCGACTCGACGCTGCGCGCGTCCCGGCTGATGCGGAACTCCTCGGGCGGCACGCCGTCGATGCGGTATTCCTTGCGGCCCTCGCGGCGCTTCACCGTGACGTCGAGCAGCATGGCCGGCCCACCCGTGGCCGGGTCGGTGGCCTGCTGGTAGCTCGGCTCGACCGCCAGTATCTCGACAGCCGGATCGGCGCCAAGGGCTTCGACCGCCATCACGTCGAGGCCGCTGTACTTCTCCTGCTTCTCCTCGAACGCCTCCTCACACCAGACCTTCAGGATGCCGATCCGCTGGATCAGGCAGGTCTTGATGGCGTCGTGGATCAGCGTGAAGCCGGGGTTACGCTCCCACAGGATGTGCGAGCAGGCCGCCGTGGCGTCCTTGGCGGCGTCTTCCTCGCCCGGGTGATCGGGCTCGAAGCGCACCACCTCGTCGGAGCCGGCGAACAGGCGCATCAGGCTCGGCATCGACCACTCGACCGCATCCATCAGGTCGCGCGAGACGACGCTTGAACGGTTGTCGATGTCGGGCGGCGCGAGGTCGCCTTCAGCGATGCCGGCGTAGTAGTCCAGCGCCTCGGCACGGTCGGCGGCGATGGTGTCGTCGTAGCCGAGCGAGTCGTTCAGCTCGCCGTCGATCAGGGCGGCCAGCTCGCCGTCGCTCAGGCCGCGCGGGGCCGGCTGCGCGTCGATGTCGTCGTCGAGGAAGGGGTCCATTGATCTCTCAGGCAACGCCGAGGCGCGGCGCGCTGCGGCGCGTTCCGCTGGTCGGCATGTGGGAATTGCTCAGGTAGTCGACGGCCATCAGGCCGAAGGCGTCCGAGCCGTGGCTGCTCCAGTCGTGACTGGGGCCAAGGCCGACGCCGCGCGCTTCATCGCGCTTCTCGTGGTAGAACCCCAGCGCCTCGCGGCCGGGCTCGGTGGTCGCTTCGTGGAACCAGCACGCCGGGAACACGCGGCGCACCGCCTCGATGCGCTTGGACGCTGCGCCCGCGCCCATGTTCGGGATCACGCGGACGCTGAAGCCTGCGGCCTGCAGCGCGCTCTGGTAGCTGACGCTGAAGACCTTCTCAGCGTTCGCGCCGTCGTGCGGCAGGATGCATTCGGCGCGCTGGTAGCCCCGGTCGCGGAGCCAATTCACATGCGCCTCGAGCGGCTGCCCGACCGCCTCGTAGTAGTCCAGCACGCGGACCTGCGACCCGACGAACTGGACGATCCAGATCGCCGTCGCGTCCGCCCTGGCACCCGTGCCGCCGATGTCCCAGTAGGCGCGGTGCGTCAGCAGCGGGTCGGGCGAGACGACGCCGATCCGCCCCTGCTCGCGCGCCTGCTGCAGCTGTCGGGCGTAGTACGCGCCCACGAGGATGCGGGCGTAGTCGCCATCCCAGACGTGCGCATAGTTGTCCGGGTCGATCCGCAGCGCGTCCAGCCGCTCCTGTTGCAGCTCAGCCGGCAGCCACGGGTTGTCCGACCAGTTCGCCCGAACCACGATGGCGTCCGTCGGCCGCTCAGGCCCGCGCAGCAGCACGTCGATGGGGTCGGTCTTGCGGCGCGGGTTCCACGACGCCCAGATTTGCGACCCCGGCGCGCGGATGGTCGGGCGCAGCAGGCTGAGGCTGTGCGAGCTCAGGCTCTGCGCTTCCTCGATCCACGCCCGCTTGAAGCCCTCCAAGGACTTCACCGACTCGGCGGTGTGGTCCTGCATGCCTTGGAAGATGATGACGCCATCCCCTGGCGTCTGGATGCGGTCCTTGAACACCTTGAACCCATCCGGCTCGCCCAGCCCGTGCTCGGCCAGCTTCGCCTCGATCAGGCGCTTGGAGGACTGCTCAAGCGACTTCTGCACCTCGCGGATGCAGACCGCCAGCAGGCCGACGCCGGTGTCACCGGGAGCCGCCAGCGCGTCCTCGACCATCAGCCCGCCGAAGAACTGCGACTTGCCCGACCCTCGGCCGCCGTACGCGCCCTTGTAGCGGGCGGGTGCCAGCAGCGGCTCAAAGACCTCAGCCGTTTCGATCTGCAGGACGGACAATGCGCCGCTCCACGACCGCATGCTGCACCGGGCCGCCGTTCTCGCCCACGTGTTCCGTGCGGGCCAGCTTCGGGATGTGGTACTCGGCGGCCTTCAGCGCCAGGTCGAACGCCTTGGCTGGGTCTTCCGCTGCCACCTGCTCAAGCCAGCCGGCCATCTTCGGCGCGGCGAGCTCCATCATGGCGGCGATGGCTTCGCGGGCGGTCTTGGTCGCCTTGTTGGGCACGCCCTTCTGGCGGCCTCCGGTCTTGACGCCCTTAGCCATGGCGTCTACTCGGGTCTACTTTGGTCACGGTGACGCTCCCAGCAGCTCCCGTTCGGGTTGGCCGCTTGGTCGGGGTGGTGCGCTCCCCGAAGGGTTGGCGCTGAATAGGTGCCCGCAGGCGTGCAGCGATGAGTGCCCCGGAAACCGGCGAAGGTCGGGGCGCGCTCAGGGGAAAGGGTTGTGCGCTGCTTGCCCGTTGCGCCTCACGGCGGGCCGTTGCGGGGCTTGGGAAAGGTGCCCCGGTCAGGTGTGAGCCGCCTGCCGGGGCGCATAGGGAGAGACTGCGATCTTCCCTATGATCGGTTCCTGCACGACTGTAAATACAGTTGTGCAGTAATTGGTTAAAGGGGTCACTAGAGCCCTATCGTGCACCTAGGGGCTCTGGCTCAGCGATTGCCTTTATCGTCCGGCCCTGTATCGGGGGCGAGTCGCGTGCCCCACCGTTGCCGCAGGCTTTCGCCTACCGCTGCCGTGGTCGCAAAGGGTGCAGTCAAACGGACGTGTATCGCTGCCGCGCTGGCGGCGAGCTAGGGGCGGCTCACACCCCGGCACCATGCGTTTCTCTTACTGCCCCCGCATGGATTTCGGGGCGTCCGGGCTATGTTCTGAGTGCCGACAACCGGAGCGGCGGAAACGAAAAAGCCCCGCCGATTGGCAGGGCTTTGGTGTCAGTTATCCACAATGGGACAGAAAGCTACCGCATCGCCGGAGGGCTGTCAACCACGCTGGTGTCAGCCTCAGGACGCCTTCCGAAGTGCGCGGACGGCCCGCTCGACGGCCTCGTCGGCTTGGGCGGCAAGAACCCGTTCCGCAACGTCCGTCAGCACCTCCCAATCGCCTTGCGGCATGTGATCGGGCTTGGACGCGTCATGGCCGTAGACCAGCCGCACGTAGGCGGCATGGCAGGCCACGGCGAGGAATGGCCGATTCCGGCGCACGGCGCGGTGGTCTTTGGCCTCGGACAGCAGCACCTTCGCCAGCGTCTCGCACACCTTCCGGCGGTGGCGTCCGGCCTGCGTTGCCATGTCGAAGGCGATGTCCGGCCCAATGTCCAGCGGGTCGGACGTGCGGGCCATCCCGAGGGCCATCGCCAGCTCGTGTTCCACGGGGATCACCTTGCGGGCCGTTCCGGTGCCCTCGACGGGCTGACGCCAGCCGGTCGCGCCGGCCAGCCTGCCAAGGCGCTCAAGCAGGCTCGGGGCCTCACGGCTGTAGGGCGTGACGATGACGACTCGACGGCGCTTCCTCACGCGATTCCCCTTCGTTTGGCCTCAGCCGCACAACCGTCGGCGGCCGCCGGTGCTGCGCGAATGGAACGCTGCGTTCCAAAAATGGCGTCAATCATGGGTTGACAATTAGGCGCAATGCGCCTAATCTGACCCTGCCAGCCAATTCCGGCGCGGCGCAAAGAGAGGACGAAACCATGAACGTTTCCGACAGCAGCATGAACATCGACACTCTGGCCGAGATGCTCGGTATGGACGCGACCACAGCGGGCGAGTACCTGCTGGAGTCCGTGAAACGCACAGAGACTTTCTCTGGCCTGCTTGTGGACGCTATCCGGCGGGCGCGAGAGATCGAGGACGAGTACCAGCCAGCTTACGGCGTGACGGTATCGTCGGCGGACGATGGGGTGACGTACTGCACGATCATCGACGGCGTGGCCGAATGAACCCCGACGCCTCCCGGCACGAC